TATTAATAGGAGGTCATTATAATGGCAAAAGCACAATTTCCAATTGACGGTAAACTTGGAGTAGATTTCAAGGCTACCTCACTAATGGGTATGAGAATTCACCCAGTAACAAAGAAAAAGAAGCACCACAACGGTACTGACATCTGGTCAAAGCACGAACCATGTTGGATTGAAGCACCGTATGATGGCAAGGTACTTGAGGCAAAGAAGTCAACTGCATCTGGCGGTGGCTTTGGTAACTACGTGATCTTGCTTCACAAAATTAACGGTAAAGACTACACGACTCTATACGCACACATGGGCGACGGAACCATCAAGGTTAAGAAGGGTCAGAAGGTTGAGGCAGGAACCCCTCTCGGCAAGATGGCTTCTACTGGCATGTCAACAGGCAAGCACCTACACTGGGAACTTCGCCTTGGCAAACAACACATCTGGGATGCAAACGGCAAGAACTACATTGAGCCTATCGCATTCTTCAAGGCACTCATTGCACAGGAGAAGGCTATTGCCTCTGCTGCAGTGGTTGCCAAGGACGATGACCCTGTTGCCCCAGCACCGACACACGACGAGTCTGGAGCAGCAAAACTAGAGAAGCCAGCAGTTGTAAAGCCTGTGGTTGACCCAAAGCCTGCAGCAGCAGCAAAGCCAGCACTAAAGGGAACCCTCAAGAAGGGTTCTAAGAATGGTCTTGTAACCTATCTTCAGAAGTCTCTTAAGGTTGTTGGAGATACTCCTGGAGTATTTGGTGAAAACACACACAAGGCAGTAGTTCTTCTTCAGAAGAGAACAAAACTTACCGCTGACGGCATCGTTGGTCCACTAACCTGGGGGAAGATTAAGTAATGCCAACATATGAATATATGTGTAGAGAATGTGAAACCACTTTGGTAGAAAAGCGTAGCATTCACGATCCATCACCAGAGCACTTTTGCGAAAAGTGTGGATATAGAATGAACCAGGTCATCGGTGGCTTGGGCATTCAATTCAAGGGTAGCGGATTTTACAGAACGGATAAGTAATGGTTGAGACACAAGAGTGGGTACTTACTGCCTTAGACCGCTGCGATAGTTGTGGTTCACAGGCATATGTTCAGGTCAAAGGAATCTCTGGCGAACTTATGTTCTGTGGACACCACTACAACAAAGCATCTGGAGAAAAACTAACAGCCTTTGCTTTTGACATAATTGATGAACGAGAAAAACTAATTGAGAATAGGCTACAGGGCGATGATTAAAAAAAAGAAGTGGACCACAGACTTTCCACTATCCAGAGCAGGAAAAGACAATGCACACGTTCTTGAAACGCAAATTCCATTGGGTCACGCAGTCAACTTCCCCTTCTTTGAAGGACTGTATACTCTAAAGAATGACTTGCCAGACTCAGACAACATCTTCGACTCAGCCTTTTTGGCAGAGGGAAAGAGGGTTCCTGGGTTTATTGAGTCTAGCGGAACAAGAAGGCTAGATCTGACTGGTCCAGGCACAAAAATTATTAAAACTATTTCTGGCAGTGTCTTTCACTTTTTTGCAGATGATGTCTGCGATATTCTATATGCTCTAAAAATATATCCAAAAGCAGAAGTTATCATCGACCTATCTAACGTTCAAGACTTTATCAATAAACCATCGTGGTCTTTCCTAGGTTTCTTTTTTGACGCACTGCAGGACCAGGGCATTAAGTTTAAGTTGATTGAAACTAATAGGTTTGAGGTTATTTATATTAACGATTACTGTGTAGCCGAAGCAGCATTTAGATCTTCTATGTCTGGTGAAATAATGTATGAATTTTTTAAGAAGTATATAGATGATCCAAACATTGAACCATACAGAAACGTATACCTAACCAGGAAAAAATTAGAAAAAGATCCAGAAAACATATCGAAGAAGGCAGGAAAACTTTCATACAAAAGCGATAAAAGGATTGATTCAGAAGACGAATTGGCAGAAGTATTTGAAGAACTTGGTTTTGAGGTTATTGCACCAGAAGACTTCAAGGACTTTCATGAGCAACTAAACTTTTTCAACTCAGTAAAAACTTTGGCATCTCTTACAAGTTCTGGACTCAGTAACGCTTTCTTTATGCAGCCTGGTCAGACAATGGTTGAGTTGTCAACTCCTTTGGTGGTCATATCTCCAATAATCTCTGGAGAAAGAACAATCATGGATCTTGTAGATGAAGGTCAGGAGAATCTGCTAGTTGCACAAGAACTACACATGTTCTACAAAATGATTGCATACCTAAAGGATCACACCTATTTTTCGATAAACAATCCTGTAAGAAGTGCTCAAAAACTTAGAGAGAGCATTCACTCTAACCTGAAGGTATTGGAATTTTTAAAACATGACAAAAGCAATAATCTTTGATCTTGACGGTGTTCTTGTAGATAGCAAGGAGTTGCACTACGATGCACTCAACCTTGCCCTAAGAAGTGTAAATGAAAAATATTACATTAATAGACAAGAGCAGGCAGAAACTTTTGAGGGTATGACAACCAGATCTAAACTAGATATACTAACATACACAAGAGGTCTGCCTAAAGAGTTGCACGAGTATGTGTGGAACCTAAAGCAGCAGTATTCGGCAGCAATGTTTGAGGACCTACCAAGAGATGAAGAACTTGTTAGTTTATTTAAACATATTAGCGATCAGGGCATCTCCATTGGCGTAGCCAGTAATAGCATAAGACAAACCCTAACAAACTGCCTAGAGGCTCTTGGGCTTTGGCGGTATGTAGAGGTATCCCTAAGCAATGAGGATGTAAAGAACCCTAAGCCAAATCCAGAGATATACAATCTATGTATGCTTATGCTTGGGTCAGTCCCAACCAGCACAATAGTTTTTGAGGATAGCGAAATTGGCAGATCGGCAGCAAGGCAGAGCGGTGCACACCTTGTTGAGGTAAAGAGTCGCAAAGATTTGACAATAGAATTTGTCCAGAGAATGATTGAGGGATATTTTGAATAATATAAACATACTAATACCAATGGCAGGTCTAGGAAGTAGATTTGCTGAAAAGGGATATACCCTGCCCAAACCACTAATCAAGATATTCGGCAAGCCAATGATTCAGTTGGTAGTTGAGTCGCTTGGTGTTGAGGGCAATTACATTTTCCTTGTGCAAAAAGATCACAGGGTAAAGTATCATCTTGACGATGTTCTTGACGGAATCGCTCCAGGATGCAAGATTGTTGAGATAGATGTACTTACAGATGGTGCTGCCAGGACTACTTTGTTTGCAAAAGATTTGATTGATAACGACACTCCACTCTTAATTGCTAATTCAGACCAGGTAGTAGCATGGTCGGGAACCTCATTTACCGCTACGCTGGCTTCTGTGGACGCTGTGGCACTATTCAAAGCCAACGAATCCAAGTGGTCATACTCTAAAATAGAGGATGGCTTTATCACAGAGATAGCAGAAAAGAAAGTCATCAGCGATAACGCTAACGTTGGCATCTATGGATGGTCTAAAGGATCGGACTATGTCAAGTACGCAGAGCAGATGATCGCCAAGGACATTAAAACTAATAATGAGTTCTATATTGCCCCTGTTTACAATGAGGCTATCGCTGATGGTCACAAGGTTGCTCCATACTTTGTAGAAGAAATGCACGGTATTGGAACACCAGAAGACATGAATGAGTTTATAAGGAATAAGATTGCGTAAGATAGCACACAGGGGCAACGTTAATGGTCCTAGCCATAAAGAGAATCAGACATCGTACATTGAGGATGCCATTGGTCTTGGATATGATGTAGAGGTAGATCTTTGGAGAGTTAGTGGTTTTCTTTGGCTTGGTCACGACGGTCCACAATATCTAATAAAGGATGACTTTCTTATTGAGCATGGAGCAAGCCTTTGGATCCACTGCAAAAACCTAGATGCATTAGAGTATATGGGAACCAACCTTAAACAACTAAACTACTTCTGGCATCAGGAGGATGACTTTACGCTGACTAGTCAAGGGTACATCTGGACATACCCAGGAAAAGAAGTGACACCAATGTCAGTAATAGTTGACTTAGAAGGCAATACAGAGTATAATTGTTATGCTATCTGTAGCGATTATTTCTCTAAGGAGGCATAATGTTTGAATATTATGTAAAAGCAGTAACCAACGTAGTAGATGGGGACACCATTGACGTTGTAATTGATCTAGGGTTTGACATTAGTTTTACTTCACGTGTTCGTCTGGCTGGTATTGATACCCCAGAGTCACGAACCACCGACAAGGTGGAGAAGGCACTTGGTCTAGAGTCAAAGAAGTACTTGGCAGAACGCATCAAGGCAGCAAAGAATGTTGTAATCAAGACTGAGAAGATGGATTCATCTGAGAAGTATGGTCGCATTCTTGGTTGGTTATATCTTGATGGCGATGGTACCTCAATCAATCACGAGATGATTGAAAAGGGTTATGCCTGGGGATACCTAGGAGATACCAAGGTTAAAGACTTTGATGCACTAGCCAAGGCACGAGCAAAGTCTGGCAAGTAAACTTTATGGAGTATCTTGCTGGGTCACTTTCTACAATACTGACAATAGCATTTGTTTTGTTTGTTATCAAAAAGATTAGAGATAATAAAAAACAAACAGTGAAAATACTTTACAGTCAGAGCAACATCTATGAAAGAATCAAGCCAGCAATTCCATTCATGCCACCAACGCCAAAAGAGTCTCAGTCCAGGAACCATAGAAACAAGCAAATGGTCAGAATAATTATGATCAGCAACAAAGTCTACTGGATATCTGAAAACAGACTATTTGAGGCACCAATGACAGAAGATGGATTTGTGGACTATTCTTTAGGTACGCCTATTGACACAATACATATGGATAAGGTAGAATTGGATAAGATAAGTTTTATTGTTGACAAACTAACGGAAGGAAATAGTGATGATCGTAGCAATACAGGGAACTAAAACATTTGACGACTATCAGATATTTCTGAGAGCGATGGGGACAGCACTAAGAGATTTGCCAGAGGGGGACCAAGAATTTTTAATCTTCTCTGCAGGTCCAATGCGAATCAATGCATTCGGTCAGGAGTTTTCCAACATTTCGGAACGCACCCTGAAGTCGAAGGGCATCAAGATTAAACTTGTTAAGGTTCCACCGTCATGGATTGACAGTAACCTTAGCACTATAGACTACTTTGCCTTTTTCTCTAAACCAAAAGAGACATGGTCAAAGCAGGCACAGAATGCACATGACAAAGATGCAAATCTTTGGGTGTACAGATTCTAGTGCAACAGGAAATAACAACTACAACAAACAGGAGAGTGAAATGATTATCAAATCACTTGAACAAATGGAAGAAATTGTCAAGAATAACGACAATCTTTCATGGGACGGCTGGACCGTTCTAGAAAACAAAACCAGTGATAACGGCATGATGTCTAAAGACGGAGCATTCGTTAATGGCAAGTGGATCGTACAGAAACGGTACGAGGCAAATGCTAGTGGTTGGGAGATTCCAAACAAGTTAGTTGGTTGACATGGACAGACATAACTGGAAAAACGATTCAGCGTGTCATGGCATGGATACCAATACATTCTTTGACGAGTACGAAGAAAATCCAGAGACAAGATCTTTTGTTGACTCTATTTGTGCCCAATGCCCTGTAAGAAAGCAATGCTTTGCTTCTGCAGTTACCAACAAGGGTTGGGGTGTTTGGGGCGGTATCTACTTTGAAAATGGCAAGATATCTAGAGAGTTTAACAACCATAGATCTAAACAGGAATGGTCTGAGACTTGGAAGAGCCTAACATTGGATAAAGACAAATGATGTATACAGATGGAATGCGTAGGGCTTTTAGGTCCATTGCTGCACCCAAAAACTTTAGCGTTGACCTGATTGACAACGAACACTTTCTTAGTGTAGTTGCAAAGGAAGATGCGTTTATGAGATTGCATGACGACGAAAAGCGTGGAGCAATTGAGTATATGGTTAGGGTCAAAAAGGCTCTTGAGGACAATGGGGCAATCGTTCTATTGGTCCGTGAGGGAGGTAAGGAGCAATAATGAATTATGAAGTAATTGCTTTTACACTAATAAGCCTAATATCAATTGTGTCAATTGGCTATGCCTTTTACTTATTTGGTAAAAACAGGAGACTGGTAAAAAATGTAATTGAGTTGCATATCGAAAGATCAGCACTTGAGGACATGATTTCTACTCAGGCTCTTGGCAGGGAAGAGCCAATTGATCAGAATGATGGGTTCGTTAAGTTCCTGTCAGACTCTCGTGAATGGGCATTTAATTATATTGACAATGTTCAAAACACAATTCTCGTATTAAAAGAAAAATACGATAACAAAAAGGCACTTGACGAATCGCTAAAAGAACTATTCGACATGTTGCCAAAAGAAAACAAGGAGAAATAAATGAACGCACAACTCAAGGCACTACTCGCATCATATGGACGCTCAGTCCTTGGTGCTGGACTTGCTCTTTACTTGGCAGGAGTACCTCTAGAAGACCTAGTGTACTCATTGTTGGCAGCCCTAGTTCCTGTAGCACTACGCTACGTGAACCCAAAGGATCCAGCATTCGGTCGCCAGTTGCCACCTGTAGAGGAAATCGCAGAGGCACTTAAGGATGTCAAGGTTGTTAAGGCTCCTGCAAAGAAGCCAGTAGCAAAGAAGACTACTCCAAAGAAGTAGTACGAATAAAAAGATAGCCAGGGGAGACCCTGGCTTTTCTTTTACCTAAAAGTTTTCGTGATATATCTTTGCTGTGTGAATGATGTAGATGTTTTCAAATCCAGCCTTGTGAAAGTTTTGGCAAACAACCACGGTATCGCAATCAAATCTATTAGTGACAGGGTTAATGTAGCCATATCTCACACCATCTTTAAATGGCTGTGCTCTGTATAGACATACGCCATTGGATGTAGCATAATACTTGTCATAAGGCTTAGACGTTACGTCATACAGTCTCACCTCTTCGTGACTAGTAAATCTTGGACCCTTGCGAGTAGCCCAACTGTCATAAACAGGATGGTTGTTTACGGTAAGCCCAGAGACAATGTCAAAGTCTGGCTCAAGATCTTTAAAGTTTAATATTTGTTTAATAGTTTTATTATCAAAACGCATGTCAGATTCCACCATCATAACGTAATCTGCCTGAGACAAAAAGTCTTTAACTTCCAAAGCCTTGTTTCTGGCAATAGAAAGATTCTTGACCCTATCCTTTGATTTAACCGAGCCGTAGTTCTTTGTCATAAGTTTTTCAGATACAAAAGAGAAGTCCTCAAAGAATGACCAATCCTTGTCCCTGATAAGTCCTGGGGTACCATCGGTAGAGTCGTTCTCATAGATAGATAGAATGAATCTATATTCTGGGAATGATTTGACCATCTGCTTAAGTTGATCGTAATATCTGTCTATATAGTTTGCTTCATTTCGAATAACTGAATAGACTAAAATTGTTGGTTTCAACATAAAACTCTTTTCTATTTACATCAATTATAGCATGTGCTATAATATTTATGCCTGCCAATTGGGGGCAATTAACTCGCTAAATATTAGGAGATGATACATATGGTATACACACGTACACCGCACACAGGAAGAGACCTACTCTTCCCATTTGGAAACCTTGCTCAGGAATTTGAGAAGGCATTCTACACAGGACAGCCAGTAAAGGCAACCTACCCACCATACAACATCAACAAGATCTCAGACGAACATCTAGTTCTTGAATTTGCTGTTGCTGGATTCAACCAAAAGGGCATTGACATCTTGGTAGAGAAGGATGTGCTAACTGTTAAGGGTGAGCGTCAAGAGGACGAGGGGGCGAACTATATCCACAAGGGTATTGCAGGTCGTAAGTTCACTCGTTCCTTTAATCTGCCAGAATACTTTGAGGTAGACAGGGCATCTATGATTGATGGAATTCTGTACATTGACCTGTACAAGCGTGTTCCAGAAGACAAGAAGCCAAAAAAGATTAGCATTAACTAGTCAATATCTCCTGGGCATGAGTTAAAACTGCCCATTCCTATGCTATAATTGTCCTATGGAACAATTACTAACACAACTAAGAATGCTTTTAGCAGACAACATTGCTCTTAAGTTTAAGGCACACGGATACCACTGGAACGTAGAGTCAGACGACTTTAAGCAGTTCCACGATTTCTTTGGCGAGATTTACGAAAACTATGACGGTGCCACAGACACCTATGCTGAGTGGCTGCGTATCTTGAAGGCATATGCACCATATAGACTAACAGACTTCTTTGACATGGCAACTATTACTGAGCCAGTTATTGTAGGAGACCCCCAGCCAATGCTTGCTGACCTATACATGTCTATTGAAAAGCATATTGAAGATTTGATTCTTGCAAGCGATCTTGCAAATGCTGCTAAAGAATACGGATTGGCAAACTTCTTTGCTGACCGACAGACAGCATCGCAAAAGTTCTGCTGGCAGATTCGTGTAAGCATGGAAGTAGAGGAGATGGACTAATGCCATATCATGTTGGAGAAAAAGGATCTTATGGTTGCAAGGGATACCCTGCACTAAAAGACGACGGCACCGTTATGGGTTGCCACGACACTGCCGAAGAAGCAGCAAACCAAATTTATGCTATCAACCAGTCCGAGGGCAATGTAGACAAGAAATACCCATGCTGGGAAGGTTACGCACAGCGTGGCATGAAGCCAGGAGACAATGGCAAGATGGTTCCAAACTGCATTCCAGTAGCCAAAGTAGATCGTCAAATTGTTGAAGGCGACTATGTTGTTGGTGGTACATCTGAAGGTCTAGTCATTGGTCAGGTAGAACACATTATGACTGAGGGTGGAACATACGGAACCCCAGGCACAGAGTATGCCATTGAGTCTACACCAGAAAACCCAGCAATGGCTGTAAGAATGTTTGAACAAGAAGAGGACGGAACGTTCTGTCCAACAGCATACTCAATCGGTATGCTTTACAATGACGCAACCATTGTTGACATTGAGGTTGCAGAAGAAGAGGATGAAGATGAAATGGAAAAGGCTGAGGGCTATTCCCCTCCTGCTGGTGCCAGGTCTGCTGCTCGTCGTGCTATTAAATTCAAGGAAGATGGCAAAGCCACTGGAGCAGGAACTGCAGTTGGATGGACTAGGGCTAGACAATTGGCTAATGGAGAGACACTCTCGCTAAGTACTGTTAAGCGTATGTACTCTTACTTCTCACGCCACGAGGTAGACAAGAAGGGCAAGGACTGGGGAAGCCAGTCTAACCCATCTAACGGATACATTATGTGGCTTGCATGGGGTGGAGATGCTGGCTTCTCATGGTCTAGAGGCATTGTAAATAGGATGAAAGATAAGAGCCTGTTTGCTGATTTTGGTAAAGACTATACCAAGAATGTTTCTCTAGATTCAATCTGGAAAGACTAATAATGAAAAAAGCACTTATAACTGGCATAACAGGTCAGGATGGTTCATATCTGGCTGAACTACTTCTCAACATTGGCTATCAAGTTCACGGTATTGTGAGACGATCATCCACAGATAATCTAATTAGAATTAAGAGTATTCTTAACAACGACAATCTATTCCTTCACCAAGGAGATCTGACTGATTCAGCATCTATTGCTAATCTTATTAAACTTGTTGAGCCAGACGAGATTTACAACCTTGGGGCACAAAGCCACGTGCAGGTATCTTTTGACACAGCAGAGTTTACTGCAGAGGCAGATGGCATCGGTGTTCTCAGAATCCTTGAAGGCATTAGAAGTGCTGGACTAACAAACAAGACAAGGTTTTATCAGGCATCTACCTCTGAGATGTTTGGCAAGGTACAGGAAGTCCCACAGAAGGAGACCACTGCATTCTATCCAAGATCTCCGTATGGTGTAGCAAAGTTGTACGGTCACTGGATTACAAAGAACTATCGTGAATCCTATGGTATGTTTGCTACTAGCGGAATCCTATTTAACCACGAGTCACCTAGACGTGGAGCAAACTTTGTGACAAGCAAGATTGTTTTGTCTCTTAATGCTATTAAAGAGGGTACTATGGATACCCTAGAACTTGGCAACATTGATGCACTTCGTGACTGGGGGCATGCTAAGGACTATGTTTACGCCATGTGGCTAATGCTACAGGCAGACGAACCAGACGACTTCGTGATTGCTACAGGTGAGCAGCACTCCGTACGTGACTTCGTAAACATTGCGTCCAAGTATTTTGGCTTTGACATTGAATGGCAGGGCACTGGGGTAGAGGAAGTCGGTATTGACAAGAATACTGGCAAGACTATCGTAAAGATTAACCCTAAGTTCTTTAGACCTGCAGAAGTTGAGACCCTCCTGGGCGATCCTAGCAAGGCTGAGAGCCAACTGGGATGGTTCCGCAAGCGATCATTCACAGACTTGGTAGAAGACATGTGTGAGAATACTCCAAAGATCTTCCCAAATTATTCAGCAGAATAACTTGACTCTAAGCCCTATCCTTGATACAATAGATATCTAAGGTCCCATAGTTTATCGGTTAGAACGTCGCCCTTTCACGGCGATAGGAGGGGTTCGACTCCCCTTGGGACTGCTCAGGGTCTTTAACTCAGTTGGTAGAGTGTCTGCTTTGCAAGCAGAAAGTCGGGAGTTCAAGTCTCCCAAGATCCACTATTCCCCTTTGGTGTAATTGGCAACACTACGGTTTTTGGTACCGTCATTCTAGGTTCGAATCCTGGTGGGGGAGCGAAAAGGAGAGAAATGTTTATATCAAAAGCAAAACTAGAAAAGATCAAGACTGAAGCCTGGAACGATGGCTTTGACGTTGGTCGTAAAAAAGCGGTAAACGAAACAAGAAAAGTCTTCATCAAACTATTGACTAAAGAGGTAGACTTGGATATAATTGATAATACAGCAGGGCTCAACAGAGCCATAGAAATCATTCGTAAAGGAAAGCAATAGTGAATAAGTTTTATTCTGTCATTACCTCAGAACTTGAAGACCACGTAGACGAGCATGCACATGGAGGAGAATCCCTTTTAGAGACAATCGTTGAAGTAACCTTTGGGCTAGAGCATATGGTATCAGAATTCTTCTGGAATGCAGTATTCCTACTAGTAGGCTTTGCAGTATCAAAGGCAATAGCACTACGCAAGATCCACAAGTACATTGATGACAAGCACGGTGTAACCCACCAGAAAGACGAGTATTAAAATGATTAAACCTTTAGAAGATAAGGTAATTGTAAAGCCTCTAATTGAGGCAGAAAAGACTTCAGCCTCTGGACTTATTATCCAGACACTAGAAAAGGAAAAGCCAACCGAGGGAGTCGTTGTGGCAGTTGGTGCAGGAGCAACATTTGCAGACGGTACCAAGATGACTATTGACCTATCTGTAGGTGACAAGGTTATCTATTCTAAGTATGCTGGTACAGATATTGAGCACGAAGGTGACAACCTTGTAATCTTGCCATACCGAGACATCTTTGCAGTGATTGGATAGCCATGCCTAAGATCGCTATTGA